GTTCGCTAACGGTATCGCCATCTCGGCAGCTACCACGGCGAGCTATACGCCGGTTGCGGGTGATGTTGGCAAGGTGCTGCATGTGGTTGAGACAGCAACCAATGTTTCTGGCTCGATCAACAGCCAGTCAGCGTCGTCTCTGCCTGTCGTGACGGCATAAGGTGACACATGTCAGCAAGTCTGAGAGCTGAGATTGTTCTCGAATGGGGCGATGGCGAATATGCCTTCGCCCTTCGGGGCAAGGAAATCGAAGAGCTAGAACACATCTGCGGCAAGGTCGGAATCGGCGCCATTTATCAGCGTGTCATGCTTGGGGTGTGGTTCTGGGGCGATATCTACAACACGGTTCGCCTAGGCTTGATCGGCGGCGGCATGGGTGCGGTAGAGGCAAAGCGCCTAACTGACATGTATATCGGCCGTGAGAAGCCAGCCGTTCTGGTCACTGGCCCGAACAACCCGGAAACTGTCGCCAAGGCTATTCTGAACGCTGCATTCCACGGTGTCGGAGATATCGATACGGGGGAGCCGAAGGCCGGGGAGAACCCGGCGACCGAATAGAGTTCGGCAAGTATCGGGCGGTTCTCCTGCATGCTGGTGTCGACCCGAGATCGATCGACACGATGAGCATGTATGAGATTGCCAGCATGAACGCTGCCATCAAACAAATGGACAAGAAGCAGATGCCAAGCGTGTCAGATTCGGATTGGGCTCAGGCCGAACAGTTGCTGGCCGCAGCGACACTGAACGATCCTTCAGTCAGGTTGCACTGATTATTGTCAGACAATCCAGCGGAGACTAGCCTTGAACCATCCAAGTGGAGGATTCGAGGATGTGGGGTTGGTTTCGGAAAAAGCCAAAATATGGCGGGAAGATTAAGTACTTTGGTTTGGAAGAGTGGTGGGAAGGTTCTTTCTCTGATGAAGAGCGACGGGAGATAAGGCGCAGAATTGAAGCCATGTTTCAATCGTCTGAGATTGACAAGGGGGATATTCTTTCGACCAGCCAGGAGAAAATATCCTATTTAACTGGCATCGGAGCCGTCCTCAACGAGGATAGCAACCGTCATCTCGCTGATAGATTCTTCGAGAAGGCAGACGAATTTTTTGATGAAAGTCAGTCAGTCTTTGCCAAACACTTTGCGATGCAATCAAAGTGCGGATTTTATTATCGACTGCGCGAGAAAGACCCAACTGCCTTGGATAAGGCCATTGAAGCATGCGAGATGAGCCTGCTTGTGAGTAAACAAGCCGCTCAAGCTTTCCTCGATGACGGGCTGGATTTTGTTCCGTCGCACCATTGCTTGAAGCAGTATGCGATCATCGAAGAGAAGCGGGGCAATTTTCGTAAAGCGCTAGCGCTTTCACTTCGTGCGAAGGACGAAGGGTGGTCTGGCGACTGGGATGCAAGGATAAAACGTCTGCAAATGAAAATGGACAAAGAATAGGGCGCTTCGGCGCCCTTTTCATTTACCGTTAAGCAAAGAGCTGCAGTTCTTGGTCGGTGTGCATATGGAGCATATCAGAAAATTTGACGTCAGGCTGCGGCTCGACTTGTCTACGATTGTTGCTTCGCTCGCTTTGTCTACATAGGAAAACTCTTTGTATCCAACGTAAGCACCGAATTTGTTCTTGGCGTTCACGCTGCCGCAATAAGCAAAATCCCCCTTCATCCCTTCGTGCTTCTGCACGATGCAAACGTCCTTGAACCGAGCGCTTTGTGCGTCAAGTAACTGTTCTTCCAGTGCACTTCTCAATTCACGCAACTGGCTTTCCGACGCCGGGACGCATTCCTGCGCTTGCGAACTATGGCTGCCGAGTACGCAAGCGACTGCTATCAATATCTTCAACCCATTACCCATCGAGGTCCCCATGGCTGTAACCGCTGATAAGGTAGTCGTTGAGCTGGAAGCAGATGTCAACGCCTATCTGACAAAGACCGCGCAGGCACAGCAGCAGGGCGTAGCCCGCATGCAGGCGATTGGCGACAGCGCTACAGCCATGGGGAATGCGTCGACGGCTGGCTTCAACAAGGCAGCAAGCGCTGCAGAATCTTCGTCGGCGTCCTTGAAGAAGGCTGGCGTTAGCGCCGGCATGGCCCAACAGCAGGTACGCAACCTCGCTTTTCAGATGCAAGATGTTGGAACGATGATGGCCTCTGGCCAGTCGCCGTTCACTCTGCTTGCTCAACAGTTGCCGCAGATCACTATGTACGGTGGTTCACTGAATGGTGTCATGGGCGCCCTGAAGTCGACCGTCGCCGGCCTTATCAGCCCGCTAGGCTTGGCTACCACGGCTTTCGTTCTGCTGGGAAGTGCAGCGATTTCGTACTTCGATGAGCTTTTCACAAGTGGATCGAAGTCCGAGGAGCAACTGAAGAAAGAAGCGCAGCTAGTTCAGGAGGTTGTTGACAAGTGGGGCGATGCTCTGCCCGCTCTCAAGGCATATAACGACGAGCGGAGAAGGGCAGAGGATAACAAAAAGGTCCAGGACGCGACAGCGGATGAAGTTGCCAAGCAGTGGGCAGATTTGCGCGATCAGATCGATGGGTTCACGGTTCAATACGCTGATCTGATGTCGCAGTTGCAAATGGGCGGTGCTCCTGTTGAGGACGTTGACCGGCTTCGGAAGGCGTTTTTCAATCTGAAAGGAAACATTGAAGCAGGGACCGCAACACAGAAGGACTATCAGGCAGTTACTGAATCCCTGTCGAGTCTGCTCAATTCAACGAGCATCCCGGCGATCGATAGTTTCGCAAGTGCCATTTCGGCTCTTATCGGTCCTCTCTATGAGGCGGCCCGAGCAACTGCCGAGCTCAATAAGCAATCTGACATGAAAACCGGCAAGGCCCCATTCGAGGATTATGCCGCCCGAATGATAGAAGGCTTTGATGAGCTCTCTAAGAAAACAGACGAGTTCACCGCCAACGCTGCAAAGCGTAACGCGATGTCGAAGGATCAACTCGATGTCGAGAACGAAATCGCTCGTGTTCGGTCCGAAGCGGACAAGGCTGGCGCAGTACTAACCGAGAAACAGCTTCGTGATCTGGCCCAACAGAATGTCGAGGCTGACAAGCGCAGATCAGCGGAGGAATCGGCCCGTCGTAAGGCGGAGCGTGAAGCTAACCGTAAACCGCGGAAGCCACGTGAAAGCGATCTTGAGCGGACATCGCGTAGCTTCAGCGATCGAACTGCAACCACTGTCGCCGAGACCGAAGCTCTGCGCCAGCTCGACGCAACGGTCGAGGACTATGGTTACACGCTGGCCAAGGCTCGTGCCGAACAGGCTCTGATGAATGCCGCTCAAAAGGACGGCAAAGCACTCACGCCTGAGATGCGCGAGAACATAGGCCAGATTGCGGATGAGTATGCTCGAGCAACTGCCGAGGCAAATCAGCTCGCGGAGGCTCAGGACAAAATTCGCCAGCGGTCGGAAGAATGGCAGGATCTGGCCAAGGATGCCACTCGCGGTATCGTTGATGATCTGATCGCCGGTAAATCAGCCGCTGATGCGTTTTCGAATGCTCTCGGGCGCATTGCACAGAAGCTGCTCGATATGGCGTTTGATGACCTGTTTACGGGTCTTTTCAAGGGTGGCGGCGGTGGCGGCTTTTTGGGAGGCCTGATTCCCGGTTTCGCGACCGGCACGAACTACGCTCCAGGCGGATTGGCTATCGTTGGCGAACGTGGTCCCGAACTGGTCAATCTGCCCCGTGGCGCTCAGGTGATCCCAAACCACAAGCTCACCGCTCCGACGCTGCCAAGCATACAGGGTGTGCGCCAGTCGGCCTCATCTGGGGCCATGCGCGTTGATGTCGGGGTCAGTGTGGACAATGACGGCAATCTGCAAGCCTACGTTCAGAACGTCTCTCGAAAGACCAGCCAGAGCGCGATCCGGTCTTATGACAAAACCGGGCCAGCACGTCTGAAACGCGACAGCAGGCAAGCCAATATGCGGGGGATGGTATGATCGATCTTGTTTCGACGGTTCGTTTCCTGCCGTCCTATCCGCAGCTTAATAGCCCGGTCAGCATGTCCAAGTACGGCAACCGGGCAATTTCCTTTGTCGAATATGCGGACCCGTATCGGACTATCGATATGGAAACTGTACCGATGAAGGCGAGTGAAGCCGTTGCGCTTCAGGCTTTCATCGCAGCGGCTCGCGGCGGGATGGAAACGATTGTCTATCGACCGACGCACATCTGCATTCCTCAGGCTTACTGGGGCAACCCCGACGATCCGCATATCACCGGCACCGCATCACGCGGCACGGTGACGAACGGCAGGCAGGTGCAGCTAACAAACGTCGTTCCCGGCCTGATCCTGATGCCGGGTGATTTGCTGTCGTTCACAAGCGGCACGTATCGCCAGATGGCGCAGGTCACAGTTGGCGCAACGGCGGCAAGCACTCAGATGACGGTCACGGTCGACCAACCAATTGCGTCCTATATCGCGGCGGGTGCCGTCGTCAGGGTCAAAAATCCTGAACTGAATACCCGCCTTGTGCCGGGATCATTTCAGATGAGCCGGGGGCCGCGTCCAACCGCTTCTTTCCAGTTGATGGAGGTGCCGCGCTGATGGCTTTCCCAACACGACTTCAACAGCTTCTGGAAGAAGGCCGGATCGTTATCCGTTCTATGGGCGATTTCATGTTCGGTACAGGTGCCTGGTACATGTGGAATGGCATGTCGGAACTGGTATGGAACGGAAACACCTATATCCCGAACCAACTGATTGCCATTGAAGAACCGCCTTATCAGATGGGTTCCGAGGCGCTTCCGATCACCATCACAATGCCAGCGGCCACTGACTTCGGGATCACGCCTGACAAGCTCGCCCAGATCGAGAGCCTCGACTACAAGGGCAGAACTGTCATCCTGTATGACGCCTATTTCGATCCGGACACGCGGGAACTGTTGCACGTTGAACCGATGTACCGGGGCTATATCGATACGATTGATCACGCCTTCGACAATGGCGAGTTCATGCTTAAGGCGAACATCGAAACGACTGCTCTGGAAAATCACCGGGACGGTTATCGCACCGCCTCGCATGAGGATCAGCAACTGATTTCTCCCGGCGATAGGTTCTTCGAATACGCCTCGACAGTCCGACGCGAAAACTTCCACATCACGGCACCGTAAACCATGCGACATCACGACTGGGAAAAACGCCTCGTGGCCACCACAGAGGCGCATCTGAACTCGCCTCTGGTCTGGGGGCAGTCCGATTGCATTCTGACCGCTGCGGATGCCGTGGAGGCTGTTCTGGGCGATGATCCGGCCAAGGATATCCGGGGCAAGTACAAGAGCAAGACCGGGGCTTATCGCCTTATCCGGCAGCGCGGTTTCAACTCGGTGGCTGACGCTCTTTCCAGTCTATTCGAGGAAATCCCCGTCGCCTTGGCACAGCGGGGCGATCTGGGCGTCTACGAAAACACTGCCGGTTATTTTTGCGAATACGGGTTTGCCGTGAAGGGCGAGGACGGCTTGCGCTTCCTGCCGAGAACCATGGCCGAGAAGGCTTTCAAGGTTTCCTGATGAAATATTTGCTGGTTATCCTTTTCGCGCTGCTGGCATCGCCTGCGGCGGCTGAACCCGTGTCGCTTATTGTCGGCGCTATCGGTGCGGCGGGATCGTGGCTGTTCGGCGGGTCGTTGCTTGCCAACCTCGTTCTTGGCGGCCTTGCAGCGGCTGCGAAATATGCCTTGGGCGCGATGCGTCCTAAGCCGAAATCAGAGGCATCCAAGACCGAAACCCAGTATGGCGAAAACATTGTCCGCGAAGTCGGTATGGGCACGTTCGGCACCATGGGCCATCACGTCTACCGGAACGCCTTCGGTCCCGGCAACCGCATGGTGCAGGACGTTTACAAGCTGTCGGATTTCCGCTGCACAGAACTCTTGCGCGTGTCGATGGACGGCGAATGGAAGAACCTCTCGCCAAACGAGGAAACCAAGTATGGCGACACGTGGGGCCGCAAAGTGCTTGACGTGCATGAGGGGGGCGAAGTCTGGGTGCGCTTCTATCCGGGAAATATGTTTCAGGGCGCTGATACCCAGCTGATGGCCTATGCAAACCCGTCTGGACGTTGGACATCTGCACATCGCGGCGCTGGCCTCTGTTATGCGGTTGTGACTTCCCGGATGGAGGCCGATAACCTCACGTCACCGGCAAGCCTGCTGTTCGAAGTTCGTGGCGCTCCACTTTACGATCCGCGCTTTGATACGACCGTGGGCGGTTCCGGCCCTCAGCGTCAGAATGATCAGAACACCTGGGCCTATTCCGACAACCCCGCCGTGATGATGTTCAACCTCGAACGTGGCATCTACAACGGTACGGAAAAGATCGTCGGTCGCGGTACGGCTATGAGCCGGTTGCCTTTGTCTGAATGGTTCACCGCGATGAACATCTGCGATGAAATCATGCCGGACGGCAGCAAGCGCTATACCGCTGCATTGATCGCATCGTCCGGCGATGGCGTCACACACGATAGCAACATGACGCCGCTGCGCGAAGCATGTGCCGGCTCATGGGTGGAAAGCGTGTCCGGTGAATATCCCATCGTGGGAGCAAATCAGGCCGTTGTCGCGACGATCACCGATGATGATATCAACTGGGAAAAACCGTTCACCCTGTCGCTGACGCGTCCACGTGCTGAACTCGTGAATACGGTTGCGGGCAACTATATCAGCCCGGATGCTTTTTATGAAACCGTGCCGCTTGCAACGCGTATCGATGAAGGCGCTCTGGCGCTCGACCGGGAACGCCTTGCATCCAAGGTGGACTATACGGCTATCACGGATCATCGCGTTGGTGATCGGCTGGCAGATATCGCCATCCGGGCGTCTCGTTATCAGGCAAACGGCCAGTTCACCATTCACCCGAAGTTTCTGGAACTGAAGGTTGGCTCGTGGGTTAATTATCAGTCTGAGCGATACAACTTCACCAAGACATTCCAGATACTATCCAAGGGTCTTGGCGCTCTGGGTGATGATGGAACACGCGACGTAGCTGTCACCCTTCAGGAAGTCGGCAATGGTATCTTTGACCCGACGGCATATGAAACGAACCCGCCTGTACCAATCCCGGTGGGAAACCCTGATTATTTGGGAGAAGTCGAAAACTTCGCGGTTTTCCCGAACACCGTTCAAGGAGACGATGGCGACGAACATCCGGGCGTTCGCCTGCTGTGGGATCAAATCGAAGATATCACCGTCGCAGGCGTTGAAATCCAATACTGGCCGGATAACGATCCGACACAGGTATTCAACGACTACGTGACCAAGGACGTGACCGTCGTTCAGATCGTGAACGGCCTCACAAGCCTGACTGACTGGTGGGTCCGCACACGCCTTCGTGTGGCATCTGGCACACGTCCGGTCGCGTGGGCGGCTCCTGTTCCGTTCCGCACCCTTGATGCTCGCGGTGATCAGAACCCTATCGATTATGAAGGACTGGCCGATGACCTGAAGGGTTATCTCGGCTGGATCGGGCCGCAGGTTCGCGAATTGATCCGGCAGGCTGAAGAACTTGCTACCCTGACAGCGGACAATCATAACAGCAACTATTCCGACATCCAGCGTCTGACGCGCCAGCTATCGAGTACCTTTGGCAATGCGCAGGCGATGTGGCAGGAGGATATCATCGTTGCAACGGGTCCGAATAGTGCCATTGGCCAGCAGCTGACACGGATCAATGCCCAGCTCTGGGACAATACCGGGGCAAGCATTATTCAGTTGCTGCAAGTCCGCGTTGATGGTGTCGAGGATGATGTTGCGGCGCAAGCCAACCTCATCACCCAGCTATCGTCCAATATCGGTGAAGTGTCTGCGAACGCGACCTTCCGAATGGGGACTTATGCGGCACCGAGCGGCTGGAACTCCCGCATTGGAATGGAAGTGCGCGGTGGAACAACCGACAGCTACAAGAGCGCCGGCCTCTTCCTTGATGTGACCAGCACCCAGGCGCGTATTGCCCTGATAGCGGAACAGATCGTGTTCTCGAACGGCACCGAGTTCTTCAAGCCATTCGTCATCCAGAACAACGTTATGTACGGCGAAGGCTTCGTCATGGATTGGGCGAAGATCGTCAATGTCCAGATCGGCACTGCCCAAATCGGGGATGCTGCAATCACTTCCGCGAAGATTGGCAACTTGCAGGTGAAAACCAGCAATCTGGACTTTGGGTCTGTGACACAAGTCTTCAATGCTTCTGGATCATCACCCAACCCGGGAAATCAGAACACCCCGGCCTGTAGTCTTCTGACGATCAATCCGCAGGGGAATACCTGTCTGATCACTTTCGGCTGGTCGATCACGTGGACAAGCTCGTCAAGCTCATCTGTCACCATCAGTCTGATCAATGTCACAACTGGGGTAACGGTGGCCTCGGCGCAATCGCCTTCGTCCAATGGCGCGACATTCTCAGACTACATCACCATGATCGACACGAGCGCGGTCAGCGGGAACAATAATTACGAACTCCGCTATGCGGGCACCGGTATTCCCATCGTAAGCGCGTTCTCCGGGACTATCCGGGCGCTCGTCTGGAAACGCTGACCTTCATCAAAATCCAACCGAAAGAAACCGCGTTCACTGCGCGGGGAGATAACTCATGGCTGTTTTGCCCGATTATGTGACCGGGACGATAACGCTCGCCAATGGCTCAACGACCGTGACCGGCACCGGGACCATGTTTGCGACAGCGGCTTTCCGTCCCGGCGATACGCTGCAAATCCAGAACCTGACGGCAATCATCGCCAGCGTCGATAGCAACACTTCGCTTACCCTGACCGAACCGTGGACTGGCACGAGCCTGACAAATGCGCCATATCGGGCTCGCTATTTGCCGGATGGCGCGCGTGTGACTGCCCAGACGACGACACTTATTGAACTATTGGGCAATGGCGTGTTGTCGAACATTGCTGGAATACCTGTCGAGGACGGCAATTTGCTCATTGGCAATACGGCGGGGCAGTACGAGACGATCAGCAAAGATGAATTGGGCGTCCAAGACCCGAACGGCAGTCTTGGCAAGCTGGCGGCGCTCACGCTGGCGGCTCGGCAGATTTTGCAGACGGATCAGGCAGGTGCGCTGAAACAGGTCGCACTGGCTGCAAACAAAGCGCTTGTTACGGATGCCAATCAGGACGTTCAGCAGATCGACTTAAGTGCAATCGGGCGATCAATCCTGAATATGGACGGTAGCGCAGATCAGCTCATCCGTGGAGATGGGACGTTAATACCAATCTTGGGAACGATGGACGCCGGGGCGCTAATGGAGACCGGAAATAACGCTAACGGTTCATATTTTCGGTTCAGAAGTGGTCTACAAATCACAGCAAGGGTTAGCAGTACATTTACAGTCCAGTCACCTGCCGGGAACATGTTCGTGAACGGTGCGGCAGCACCCCCTTATACGCTTCCCGCAACGTTCAGTGCCGAGCCTTACGAACTTATCACGGGTCACAATTTATCTGGAACAGGTCATTGTTGGGCCGCGTCAGTCACAAGGCCGACAACGACACAGTCTTCAAGCGTTCAGCTGTTTCGCGCAACGGCAGACGCCGGACCGTTCTTCTTTAAGCTTGTCCACATTGGGAGGTGGCAATGATGGAAATCATCTTTAGCCCGCAACGTTCTGATGACCGGCTAGAGATTGTCAAGAATGGAGATGTTCTAATCCTGAACGGGGATGAACTAGACTTCTCTGACTTGCCCGACGGTGGAGAATACCCGCCGGAAGCAATTGATAATCCGTTTGTCATCGGCGGGGGGTCGCGGATGAACGGCACCATTCGCCTCACAGTTATCCTGCCCTATAGCAATCCGACGCCGCCGGAGCATGTTAGTTTTCCGGCTCCTGTTCTGTTGGACTACGATGGGGAAATCCACCTTCCTGATGGATGCCATTTGGAGCAAGACGATGCCGCTGACTAAGCACCTGATGATAACGCCTGAAATGAAGAAGGCACAGGATCTAAGTTCTACTGTGGAAGCGTATCGTTTTTCCATCCAACGTCTGATCGACAGTAAAGCACAGGAAAAACTATATGACGATGGCGTTTCGCTTGCCAGCTATATCAACTCGACCGTGCCAGAGTGGGCTGGGCAGGCGGCGGCATTTGTCGCATGGCGAGATAGTGTATGGGTCTATGCCTTCGCTGAGCTTGCCAAGGTCCAGTCTGGAGAGCGCCCGGAGCCAAGCATCGATGATTTCTTGGCTGAATTACCTTCTTTCAGTGCTGACGTTGAAATGATATAGGGGGCGGGAGCAATCAAAAGAAAAACAATGAAGCGTATTAAAGATATCATTTACAACAACCGCCCAGACTTCTTGGATCGATATTTCGTTGAAGTATCGATAAGGCGCAAGAACAAATTACTTAAGAAGAGTCGTGGCGCCAAGATCCCAGTTGGCTTCTCAACTTATAGAAACGACAGGCTCCCACCTTTGGCATGGGTTGTATTAACAAATGGCCCTCGATTCGATGCCACCATAGGAACAGGAGTTGAACAATTCGAGGGCGGGTTCTTTGAGGGGGTATGGGATCAATTATTCCACGATCCATTTAGTTTAGCAGGCGCAAATAGGTTTGGAAGTGGCGCTCTCGCACATGGGGAGTATGTCGAATTCTACCCGATGTCCAATCCATACGAACCCATATTCGTGATCGAGAGTAAGACCTCTGGCCAAATAGTAGTTTCGAATTCATTGAGTTGCGCTCTATCCAAGTTTAAGGCTGTGACTGGTGTGTGCCTTTTGAACGATGTTGCAGATATCGTTCCGAATAATCATGCAGCAACATCGGTTGGTATCCTAAAATACAATCCAATTGTATCAGAAACGTCTTATGCCAGGGTGCTACGTGTTCTTTCGGATACATTCCGAATATATTCTGATGGCTACATATGTATTGTAGGGTCCCCCAAGCCCATATCTTTCGCAAACTATGCGATGTATAGAAGTTACCTGAGCAACGTAATTAAACGTTCCATAGAGAACGGACGAAGCAGCCGCCGCAACCGATGTTTAGAGCCAGTAACGTCGATAACCCAGGGCTATGATTCAACTGCAGCGTCAGTGTTGGCTTTTGAAAACGGTTGTTCCAACGGCCTATCGATTGACGTTGTGATTTATGGGATTCAAGATTCTGGGAAAATCGTTGCTGATCAGCTGGGTTTAAATGTGAAGGAGTTTACACACATCGCTGGCAGTCATCTCGACACACTTGCATTTAGATATGGCGGCAGGTTCGAAGATGATGCCGAAGAATTTTTAGCGACGGTCGGGCATGGCGATGACTTCACGTTCAAGGTGTTTGAAAGCGAACTCAGTGGAAAGGTCTTTTTCTCAGGCGCCCTTGGAGATAGTGTTTGGGATAGAGATGCGACGATTTTTCCAGGTATCCCCATTCGTACCCTTTATGGGAAAAGCCTTAATGAATTCCGATTGAGGGTTGGTTTTTCCCACATTCCAGTGCCGACAATCGGAGCAATGTTCCCGCGGTCCATTTTGCGTATAACCAAAAGTTCCGAAATGCAGCCTTATTCCGTCGGAGGTGTTTATGATCGACCAATACCACGTCGAATAGTCGAAGATGCTGGGGTTAAGAGGGAAACATTTGGAAACGCTAAAATGGCTACGTCGCCCAATACCCAAGACCAGGCCGAGTTATGGCCAGTAGCTATGAAGCGTATGATAGCGAAATATGACAGGGCTTTTTTATAAAGAGATTCATATCTCAGGAGTATGCTGCCTCTGTCTGACCGCGATAGCCAGAGCAAGATCATTGCCGAGGCTGTTGCAATCGAGAAAGGCGAACGTGTCGATGGAGATCCGTGGAAGTTTGCGGATGGTGAGTTTCGTCCGCTGACAAATGAGCAGATGGACGATCTTGCCGCAGCCGTCCGCCTCCACGTGCGCAACAGCTACGGGATCGAGGCGCAAGTGCTGACCGCAATCGACGCTGGAACAATCACGACAGAAGCCCAGATCGACGCCGCCTTCGCATAATCGACGCCGAAAACTTGACGATCCGCACCGCCTTCAGGGCGGTTTTTCAACGCCGGTTTCCGTTCCCGTCATAATAGAAGAAAACTGTTATAACGACGGCAGCAGCTAGCGCCATTAACGCCCACAATATCCATTCGATGTGATCGTAAATGAATGAGCCCATTGGTACCTCCTTAAGGGCTAACCCAAGAGGAGCGAGAATGTTCATTCAAATTTGGAAAGCCCCGGCAAGGTTTCGTTAACCGGGGCAGGCGCCTTGGGAAACCAAGCTGAAAGCAATGATAAGCGCCCGGTCTCACATTAAAGGCGCGATTGTTAACATTTTAATTCGTGCCCCCAAAAAAAACCTCGGTGCTGGGAAGGTCGCTACCGAGGTCGCGCTGTAAGGGAGGGTAACTTCAGCAGCGCTAATCGATCATCTCACAAAGTAAGGAAAACACAATGGCCAAGGGAACCTTTGCCAAAGCGATGCCGCATGTCTCAACGCCAGACCTGTATTATGTGTATCGCCCGCTGCTCGATCTGATCGGGTTCACTGAAGGGACGGACAAGGGCGACGGGTATAACGAGACCCTCGGCTATGGCGCATATACCGGCGGCGATGTCGTTCTGGTGAAAATGAGCCTGAAAGAGATTGACGATCTGCAAGGCAAGATGCTGGCGCACCCGAAGAACAAGCTGAATAGCTCGGCACTCGGTCGGTATCAGATCGTTCGCACCACGCTTCGGACAATCAAGCGCACCCTGCAACTGTCGAACAACCTTCTGTTCAATGAGGCATTGCAGGACCGTTGCGCCTGTTACCTTCTGGGCGTTCGTGGGATCGACAAGTACCTGTCTGGCCGCCTGAAGGAAGACACGCTCATCAACAATCTGGCTCAGGAATGGGCAAGTCTGCCGACGACGAAGGACGTTGGCTACTACGGCGGCCAGCGGGCAGCGGTTAAGTCGGCACGTGTCCGCGAGGTGCTGGCAGAAGTCCGCAAACGCCACGATCAGGCCCAGCCGAAAGAGATCGTTGCTGTGGAAGTGGACAAGCCAGTTGTCCCGCCTACCGTCGAGAAAGAAGTGAAGAAGAAGTTCAGTCTGGCTGGATGGATTGGCTCAATCCTCTCCGGTGGCGGTATCGGCGCGCTCGGCCTTGCTGGCTTCGGCTGGCGTGAACTGCTCGTTATGGGCGGTCTCGCGATTGTCGTATTGCTCGGCGGTCTAGCGCTTCGTGGCTGGATCGTGAAGGCGATCAAAGACATCAAAGCTGAACTGGAAGCGTCATGATCTGGGCGCTCATCCCCTCATGGCTGAAATACTCGCTCGCTGCCCTTGTGGCGGCGTTTTTGCTTCTGGCGGGTGGATATCTCGCTGGGAAGCGGGAAGGCCGTCAGCAGGCCGTTTCCGAGCAACTGCGCGAAACCGTCAAAGCCGAAAAGGAAAGGGGCAAGGACGATGAAAAATTACGCGGGCTTACGGATTATGATTTTTGTGTTCTTGCCCTTCGTCGTCGCGGGCTGTCCTTCGACCAGTGCGACGAGCTGCGCGGGCTGGAGACAGAATAACCTATCGCCTGCCGGTCTGGTTGCGCTGACCAAAGTGGACCGGCCAGCGGCGGAGCGGGTCGAAGGCAATGACGAGAATGGAAAACGGCGGGGCTGCTGGAAATGAACGGACCGTTAGACGAATTTGGCCTCAAACTGTCCGTAGTGATCGCCGGATTTGCGGGCGGTGCTCTGCGCGCATTGTCCCGTAAGCGATATACTGTGCGGGAAACAATTGCTTCGCCAATTTGTGGAGCACTGGCGGCCGGCTACCTGACCGGACCGCTTCTGCATTATTTGAATGCTGTTCATTTCCCGTTGCCGCCCGATGATGGCTCAAACGCGGGGCTTCATGCCGCCGCGTTTGTCGTCGGAGCCTGCGGAATGTGGATATCGGATGCACTGTTTGAAATCGTCACCAAGCGTTTCAAGCAGTGAAGTAGAGCGGGTATGAACTAAAGAAGGTGATGACGGTTTTTGACCGTGTGATAAAAGACCTCTCTAAAGGGGAGGGGAACATGGCCAATAAAAATACAGTCGAAACTCCGCGAATCTGGACAATCAGATGGATTGAACAGTTATCGTTGCCGAAGTTTGTGATCTTTGCTGCAGTTTGTAGCGCTATCACTTATCTGATTTTAAGTCAGCTGATCTGAAAAAGCCCCGACGCTCTTCCCGGAGTAGTCGGGGCCGCGCTTGGCACAGGGGGCCTAACCCAGCCTCGCGCTATCGTTCAGAGCGTCTCGGTTAGCCTGAACGATCTTAATTCCACTGGCTGGGTCTCATTGTCAGCCCAGCGGCCTTGGCGGCTTTGATAAACGATCTGCGGGCGGTGTTCGGCAGTCCTTCAAGGTCGGCGAGGCAAGCCTGCAAGGCTTCCTCGTATTCCTTGCCGTGAGCGTCTTCCGGCCAATCGTGAAGCAGGCATCGAGCGGCTGTCGCAGTGTCGGGCACAACCCGGTATTTTCCGATACCGTAAAGCTGGACGTCCACTGGCTTTCCCCAAGGCATTATCTCCTCCCATCGCGGGGTTAACCGAACCGTACACAACTATATATGGGCAACTTTGTTCCGGCTTATTCGTGGCGGTCTGTACCAGAATGACCGACAAACAGGCCGCGAGAGACCTGATTGATTGCTTTGGCAGCTTCCGTTGCAGACCACCCTGCGTTTTCCGCTTGTTCGATGATGTCGATTACCGTCGCCGCAACAGCTTCCTGACAGTCAATGTTGCGGTCGGAGTACTTTCCATCGTGTTTCGGTCCCGGTATGGCTTTCAAGCGAACTGGCATCGGTCCCTCCATCGTTCACGATCAAGGTAGGGCACTGATCGAAGCTGTCCAGCTAGTCGCTATCGATGGGTTTCATCGTGTCGTCGCCCATGTACGTACTGGCATTGACGTTCGGGGAAACGCGCCATGCCTGGAGCTTATTCTCGTTCGCTGGAACAAGTAGATCCTGACGTGGCTCTGCCAGCCAAGGCTTCCAATTCTCCTCGTCCAGAATGACGGGCATGCGGTCGTGTATCTCGCCCATGAACATATTGGCTGACGTGACGATAATCGTGCAGCTCTGGACCTTCTCGCCGGTTTTGTCGTCTTGCCATGTATCATACAGACCGGCGAAGGTGAGCGCGCGACCATCCTTGGCCGATATAAACCAAGGCAACTTCTTCCCATCTTCTTCGGTCCATTCGAAGAAACCGCTTGCTGGTATCAAGCAGCGCGTCCGCTTGAATGCGTTCCGGAACATCGGCTTGGTAGCGACGGTTTCAGCCCGCGCATTAAAGGTGGCCGGAACGCTCTTCAAATCCTTCTTCCACCAACTCGGTACGAGCCACCACCGCATTTCGGCATAGGTGAGATTATCGCCATTCTGTGTGACGACGCCGACCTGTTGCGTAGGGCAGATATTATATCGGGGCTGGAGGTTCCGCGGCGTTGCCGGAACCAGATTGTACATCGCGTGGATTTCGGCCCACGTATAGTTCTGGGTAAAACGTCCGCACATATGTTCCTCCTCGTTGCGAAGAGAATAGCGTCGCTATTTCCGGCGTCCAGTCAGCGCGTCCTCGCCTTCCTGCTTATGAGCGCGGCAAAGCCAAAGCTGACCGTTCGACAATTTATAGACAAAGGTTCCCCATTCCTTGCAGCCTTTGGCGTCACACCAGTGCTCAAACAGCTTTCCGACCTTGGCGACGTGCGCGTTGTCGTTCTTATATCCGCTCATTTGTACCAGCACTTTCCATCGTTCCACATAAATGGCCGATTAAATTCCAGCTGCTTCCTACGCCGCAATTCTTCAAACATCCTTTTCACAAGGGTGACGACTTCTTCCCTGTTCTCACAGACGCCGCAGGGCAGAGCCTGAAAGGGGCTTCGGGTGCAAACCAGTGCCCATTTCCAAGTTACTGCGTCGGGGCCGAAATCGCTTCTCAGGATGCGGCAGAAATCGCCCCAGTCCGTATAGGCAATGAAGTCTCCGGGGCGCGGCTGTCCGCCGATGACCGTTCGATCCCATTTCAACTGCAT